AACACAGCCTAAATGGGCTTACGCTAGTAGAGAGTTGGCTAGTAGAAGATGAAACACACGATAAGTCTAGGAAGTATGGCTTAAACGTGCCTGTGGGTACTTGGATGGGTGTAGTCAAAGTAAACAACGATGAAGTTTGGAATGACTATGTAAAAACAGGTAAAGTAAAAGGTTTCTCAATAGAGGGGTACTTCATAGACAAGATGGAAAGACCTAAAGAGCCTTTAAATGACTTTGAAGAAGAAGAAGCAGAGGAGATGCTATCTTATATACGTAGAATTGTAAGAGATGACAAACGCTATAAAGACGGCAAGAAAGAAGAATTGGAAAGCTACTCTGACTATCCTGATGCAGTAAAAAACAACGCACAAAGAGGCATAGACCTAAACAAAGAAATAAACAACAAATGTGCAACTGATGTAGGTAAGATACGAGCGCAACAATTAGCACAAGGTAAACCTATTAGCGAAAACACTATTAAACGTATGTACTCTTATTTGTCAAGAGCAGAGGAATATTACGATGAAGGAGACACTAAAGCGTGTGGTACTATATCCTACTTGTTGTGGGGTGGTAAAGCTGCCAAGAGATGGGCTGAAAGCAAACTAAAAGAATTAGGCTTATTAGAGTTAAGCGAAGTAGTAAGCGACACTATGGCTATTATAGATGATAGACTAGCATACTCCACTAAAGAACTAGCAATAAAAGCAGCACAGGATATAGGTTGTGAGAGTTACCACGAACACGAGTATGAGGGAAAGACTTGGTATATGCCTTGTGAGCAACACAAATTAGAAAAGCCCTGTACGTCAGGATATAGACAATATGGTATGAAAGAGAAGGATGGTAAGTTAGTACCTAATTGTATTCCTATTAAGTAATGGCTAAAAGAATAGAAGTAGCGCATATAGTAAAGCCTAAAATTAAAAGAAAAGGTGTACACGCTAAAACTAAAATGTCAAGTATAAAAGGTAGTAAACTATATAAGAAAAAAAACAGAGGGCAAGGATGAAAGATTTAACAGTATCACGCACAAGTCCTAAAAGCAGTAAACGTGGATGTTTATGTGCTGACAAAAACACTTACAGTACAAAATGCTGTAAAGGTAAACTAATCAATCAAGGCATTGGTAAAATCTAAAAATGTAAAATAAGTTAAATAAATAGTTATAGTTATATGAAAGCAACCGAAATGTTAAATAAGATTAAAACCTATCTAGGCGAAGAAGCTACTGACATTGTGAATGATGTTGAAGCGCAAGAAAAGGTTGAACTAGCAACTGCAAAGCTAGACAACGGTACTGTGTTAGAAGCAGAAGCGTTTGAAGCAGGAAAAGAAATATTTATAATTACTGAAGATGACAAAGTAGCACTGCCTGTTGGCGATTATACTATGGAAGACGGTAAGATGCTAGTAGTAGCAGAAGAAGGCATTATTGCTGAAATCAAAGACCTAGATGAAGAAGAAGCACCTGCTGATGAGGAAGTAGAGGCTGAAGATTTAGGCTATGTTACTAAAGAAGAACTAGCAGAAGCAGTATCCGAAATAAAAGCTATGATTGAGGATATGAAGAAAGAAGAAATGAGCGAAGAAACAGAAGTAGAATTATCAGAGGAATTACCGAAAGAAGTAAAAGAGGAATTGTCTGAACCTGCTGCCGAGCCTATTGCTCATAACCCTGAACAAAAAAATAACAATATTGGTGTAAAGTTTGCACAAAACAGAAAGCAAACAACACTCGATAAAGTAATGTCTAAAATTAACAATTAAAATTAAATAAAATGCCAAACCCAACTATTACAAGTTCAAGTTACGCAGGAGAGTTTGCAGGAAAATATCTTGCTGCTGCACTTTTGTCTGCTGATACACTAGATAGCGGAACTGTTACTATTTTACCTAACGTAAAGTATAAAGCTGCTATGAAAGTAGGTTCTTTTGCAAATCTTGTCCGCTCTGCTGACTGTGATTTTGACGATAGCACCTCTACAATGACACTAACCGAGAAAGTACTTACTCCTGCTGAATTGCAAGTAAACTTACAAATCTGTAAGAAAGAATTACACGCAGATTGGGAAGCTGCTCAAATGGGCTTTAGTGCTTTTGATGAATTGCCACCTTTATTCTCTGACTTCGTTATCGCACAGGTAGCTGCTGAAGTTGCTAATGCAACTGAAACTTCTATTTGGTCAGGTAGCACAGGAGAAGGTTCTTTTGATGGTTTTGATACTCTATTAACTGCTGACGGTGGTGCTGATGTAACTGCTGCTTCTGTTGATAGTACAAACGTAATTTTACAATTAGGTGCTATTGTAGATGCTATTCCTTCTACTGTTTACGGAAAAGAAGACCTAAACCTTTATGTATCTTCAAACATTGCTAGAGCGTATGTACGTGCTTTAGGTGGATTTGTTGCTACTATTGGTGGTGCAGGTACAGATAACAAAGGTTCACAATGGTACAACGGTGGTCAGCTTTCTTTTGAGGGTATCAACATTGTTGTAGCTAAAGGACTTGCTGATAACACAGCGATTGCTGCACAGAAATCTAACCTATTCTTTGGTACAGGTCTATTAGATGACCGTAACGAAGTTAAAGTTATTGATATGGCTGACCTAGATGGTTCACAAAACGTAAGAGTTGTGATGCGTTACACAGCAGGTGTACAATACGGAGTAAGAGGCGATATCGTTCTCTACTCATAATTTTAACTAACATAGAAAGGGTGGGTTAGGTATATCCTACCTGCCCTTTTTTAATAAATAAATAAATATGAGTTGTGCAATAACAAAAGGTAGAGGTATAGGCTGTAAGGCAGCTTATGCAGGTATCAAAAATGTATATATACTTGATTATAGCGCAGCGATTGCAGCGTTAAGCCCTTCGTCAGGAACGGTAACATTACCATCAGATGGAAGTGCTGAATTTTTCAAGTTTGAGGTAAAAGGTGGTCAAACATCTTTAGAGACAAGCGTAACATCAAGCAGAGAAAACGGAACTACTTTTTATGAAAGTACTCTAAATATTACTTTTCAAAACCTAGATGTTGAAACACAAGAGGAGATAAAACTCTTAAACAGAGGTAGAGCGCACTATGTTGTTGAACTATATCCTGACGGTACAGGTACTACAAAGTACTTGCTAGTAGGAAAAGACAACGGTGCAGAGGTTACAGGTGGTACTATTGTAACAGGAGCAGCAGCAGGGGATTTACAAGGGTTTACACTTACAGCGACAGCTAGTGAGGTTAATCCGCCATTCTTCTCAACTGTGCCTGATGTAGATGCTACAACTATTACTCCTGCTTAATATATTTTTTATATATTTGCGTAGAGTATAAGTTTTTTTTGATTATGATTATTAGGGGGGTGCAATAGCACTCCTCTTTTTTTATTACAAATTCTCACTTTTTATCGTTATACTTATATGAAGATTGTATCAGTATCGCAAACACAAACATTTAAGTATATACCAAGAGCGGAGTATGTTACTCAAACGCTTACATATACTGTTACTGATGAACAAACTAACAAGTCTGAAACAATTACAGCATCTACTATTGTTGATAGCAATGAAAACTTTTTAACAGCTTCTATGACATTTGGCAGCAGCAACGCACCATTTAGAGAAGGACACTTTTACACACTAGAGGTTTTAAATGGCAGCACATTAGTATATAGAGATAAATTGTTTTGTACAGCACAAGCACCTGTAACACAAAGCAGGTATAATGTAAATAAAGACGTTTACGATACAAACGATACACACAATAACGATTATATAGTATTATGATACACGCTTTAAGTTTATCGAATTATGTTAGCCCTACTATTGAAGAAAAAAAGGGTAAGGCATTTGTAACATACGGAGATAAAAACTCATACTTTCAGTACCTAATAGACCGTTACAATGGCAGCCCTACAAACAATGCTGTTATAAACGGTATTAGTGAAATGATATACGGTAAAGGATTAGATGCTACTGACAGCAACAAAAAGCCTGATGCTTACGCACAAGCCATTACACTATTACATAAAGACTGTTTACGCAAACTATGTGCAGACCTTAAATTGTTTGGTCAATGTAGTATGCAGGTAATTTACAGTAAGGATAGAAAAAAGATAGCAAGGGTTGAGCATATACCTGTTGAACAACTAGCTGCTGAAAAGTGCAACGATAAAGGAGAAATAGAAGCATATTACTACTCTAATGATTGGGCTAAATACAACCGTATTAACCAAGTAAAGCGCATACCTGCTTTTGGTATGAGTAATGAAGCTATCGAAATTGTTTACGTTAAGCCTTACAGAGCAGGATACAAGTACTATGCCACCCCTGACTATCAAGGTGGGTTGCAATATGCAGACCTTGAAGAAGAAATATCTAACTTCCATATAAATAACATACAATCAGGATTAAGTCCTAGTATGCTTATTAACTTTAATTCAGGTACTCCTAGTGCAGAAGAAAGGGAACAGATAGAAAGACGCATCTATGATAAGTTTTCAGGAAGTAGTAATGCAGGTAAGTTTATACTATCGTTTAACGACAGCCCTGAAACAGCAGCTACAATAGACCCTGTACAATTAAGTGATGCACACAACCAATATCAGTTTTTAAGCGATGAGAGCAGCCGTAAGATACTTGTAGCGCACAGGGTAGTATCTCCTATGCTTTTGGGTATTAAAGACAATACAGGGCTTGGAAACAACGCAGAGGAGTTAGAAACAGCTACAAAGCTAATGATGAACTTGGTTATTAAACCTTTTCAGAACTTACTAATAGAGGCGTTTGATGAAATACTAGCTTATAATAATATATCTCTTAACCTATACTTCAAGACATTACAGCCTTTAGAGTTTATAGAAATTGACAAAGAAATTGTTGATGATGAAACACAAGAAGAAGAAACAGGTGTAAAGTTAGCAAGTGATTTAGATAAATTTGTAGACACAGATATTGCTGATGCTCTTATAGATTTAGGACAAGATGAAGAAGAACTACTAAAGGACTTTGAAGTTATAGATGAACAAGAAGTAGACTACGACAATGACGATGACCTAAACCAAAAGATTAAGGAGTTAAACGAGCAAACTAATCTAGCTAGTACAGGTAGTGCCAAGCCATATAGTGAAAGCAAACAAGATGGTAAGTCTAAACAAAAAGGTCAAGAGGACAAAACATATTTAGTTAGATATATGTACAACCCTGCAAAGACTAAAGGCACATCTAGGGAGTTTTGCAAAAAAATGGTAAGTGCTAAAAAGGTATATCGTAAAGAAGATATAAACGCTATGACAAGTAAAGTTGTAAATGCAGGTTTTGGCAAGGGTGGTTCTGATACTTACTCTGTATGGTTATATAAGGGCGGAGCGAGATGCAACCACAAATGGTTCAGACGCATTTACGCACGTAAGGAAGGGTCTAAAAGTCTAGGTAGTGTAATTAGTACAACAGAAGCTAAAAGTCAAGGATTTAAGCCTGAAACTAACGCACAAAAAGTACCTGTCGCACCTAAAGATATGAAGTATAAAGGTTATACTGCTGCTTATTGGAATAAAATGGGATTTAAAAACTAGATATGGCAACAGCATTATTTATAAACAGAACAGACCTTGT